GGCCTGCAAGATTTCACCAACAGCACGATGGCCATGCCGTGGGAGCAGGTCGAGACCAGCATCGGCGACGCCAACATTCTCAGCCTCCGCGGCGACTACACGCGCGGCACCTGCCCGATCGAACCAGCGCACATAGTCACCTGCGCCGACATCGGCCAGGATAAGCAGCACTGGACCACGGTCGCCTTCGACGCCAACGGCCAGAGCTATGTCCTCGACTACGGCACGACCTTGACCATCGAAGACCTGCTGGCCGACTCGCCCCGCCGCATCTACCGCACACCCAGCGGGCAGGAAGTCCGCCCCGAGTGCGGCATGCTGGACAGCGGCTACGCCACCTTCCGAGTTTACACCGCCTGCCAAACCAGCGCCGGATTCTTCCACGCCGCCAAAGGCTCCGGAGCAACCTTCGGCAGCCGCATCGGGCGCACCGTCATTGACGACTTCCCCGGCGTCGTGCTCTACACCTTCGTCGACCACGCCATCAAAACGGAACTCTTCATCGACCGCATCCGCAACGGCAAGCCCCCGCTCGCCATCCCGCGCGACACCACCGAGGACTTCCTACGCGGCATGAGCGGCCAGCGCCTCGTTCCCCGCAAGACCGCAACCGGCCAAGAGTTCGTATGGAAATCCGTCGCGCAAGATCACTACATGGACGCCGTGAAACTCTGCCATGTGGCATGGCACATTTTAAAAAACTGATCATCTCGGTGCGCTCACCGAAATGACCCCCGCCCGCCGAGCTAGGTTTTAAGCGGCTCCGCAAGCCTCCAAAATTATTTTCACTTTCTTGAAAAAAAGTTGTTGACGAGAATTCAAGTTCGTGAGATTGTCATCCCAGATCGAAGGCACCACGCCAGAGACGAAAACCAAAAACCAAAACGACAAAATGAACATCTACGAAATCGGAACAAAGGTCACAGGCGAATACTACGGAGAAAAATACAGCGGAATTGTTGATTATGGCCGTCCCCATACAATGAATGACTCATACATTCACTTCGTGAAGTTGGATGTGCCGATTACAGTTTTTGGCGCAGAGCGCCAAGCTGTCGTTATTACGAGCGGCAAAGAAAACACCATAACCGCCTAACCTCCACCCGGCTCGGGTTCGATCCCCGCGCCACCAACCAACGAAAAAAATGAATATCATTGAACTTTCAAACACTATCGCAGAAGCAGCCAGGAAGTCTGTTCGACTTTCTGAAATAGAGTCCGGCGTGATTCTTACAATCACAACAAACAAACTGACCGGAATAGAAACAACCTGCAGACTTGCGCTTATAAATTGCACTGGCCCAGGCCATGAGCGAACACCCACAACTCATGCCAAAGAAATCGCCAAAGCAATAATTGAAGGCACGCACTGCGTAGCTTCTTACAAACATGAACGAGTGAAACTTATAGCCTAATCCCCGCGCCACCAACCAATCCAACAAAATGAAAATCCAAAAACCCACCCGCTACAAACTCCGCCAGCAAGACATCGACCCGGACCCCGATGGTTACATTCTAAACCTGCCAGCAGGGTATCAGTTTAAATACGACCCAGGGTGCCATGTTCGCGGCTTCGATACGATGAAGGAACTCCGCGATGAAGCTCGCACCGGCGTGATCGCTTGCTCTTGCAAAGACTGCCTCGCCTAACAACCCACCCAACACGACAAAAATGAAAACCTCAGAAAAACAACTCTACAACGCCCTGTCTTATCTCGTCATTTTCGGCAAGCAGTTGAAAAACACGCTTGAGGAACTGACCTTCGCCATCGAAAAATCCGAAAGCCTTCTCATCGCCCACAACCTCAAAACCTCCACCCGCTTGAAAAAATGAAAATCCAAATCCACACCACCACCGACAGCCTCGACCCCAATGCTACCTGCACCCCCGAGCAGGCCGAGCTTTCACTGCGCAACTATTGCGCCGAGATCGACCGAGAGATTGCAAAAACCTACCCAGAGGCCGAGGTCGAACATCTCAATGAGGACTCCTGCGACAACGGCATCCGCGTCACAGGCGTCCCGCTCAACGAGGAGCGCGACGAACAAGCCGAAATTGAAGACGCGATACAGCGCATTTGCGAGGATGTGTTCGAAGCCGGAAAATTCTGGGAATGAAAAAGCCCACCACCCACGGCGGCCCGCGCAAAGGATCGGGCCGCCCCAAAGGCGCGAAATCAAAAAACGCCAAAGGCCGCACCGCCGTCACGCGATCCGTGTCGATGCAACCCGAAAGCTGGGACAAGCTCGACCGCCAGCGAGGCGATCAGTCACGCGGGAAATACATCGAGTCCCGCCTTTGAATTCCTCCCCCTCTGTGTCCTCTGTGCTCTCTGTGGTTAAACCGCTGATTCTTTGACACGCCCGCCGAGGCGTGACCGACCTCGACAAAATCTCCGGCGTTAAAAGCTACCTCCGCCGCACCAAGAACACCTCCGAACTCCAGGCGCTCGCCGACGCGGCTTTTCTTTCTGCGTCCGAGGAAGTCACGATCACATCCATCAGCGGCGACGGCACCGCCTCCAGCGGACAGGTCTCGTTTCCGAAATGGCTCCTCCTGCAAGCCCTCGAAGAAATCCTCTCCGAAGGCCCGAACGGCCGCCAACTTTTCAACATCGCCGACCGCTCCCGCTACGGCACCGCCATTTGACACGCGCCCTCGGGCGTGTCCGCGAAATCAAAAAAATCAAGTTCCTCATGGGGAGGAACCCGCCCCGGAGCAGGCCGCCCCCGCAAGCTCGACGCCAAAGCCGCCGCGTTCGAGGCCGCCCAGCCCTCTCTAAACCGTGGCTTGATTTGGGTCCCGACGACCGACCCGAAACGCGAACTCACCGCGCACAGCCGACTTGAAATCCTCAAGGTCTCGCGCTGGCTCTACAACAACGCCCCCCAAGCCACCTACATTGTCGAACACCTCGCCCAGCGCGCCATCGGAACCGGCATCGTCGTTCAGCCAAAGACCAGCAACACCGAGTGGAATAAAAAGGTCGATCAGTATTTTGAAGATCGAAACTGCGCCGAGGCGTGGGCATTCGACGCCGGCGCACAGGTAAATTTTTATACCGCCCAAAGTCTCATCCTTCGCCAGGTCGCCATCGACGGCGACTTCTTCGCGCAATTCCTCCAGACCAAAGAAGGCGCGGCCCGCGTCCGTTTCCTCGGCGGCGAGTCCATCGGCGGTGCCGGATCATTCGCGAGCGATTCGCACGACGGCGTCATCCTCGACCGCTACGGCGCGCCGACCGCCTACACGCTCAACAGCGAAGAAGGCCTCCGCGTCCCTGCCGAAGACATCCTCCATTTCCGCCACATCCGCCGCCAAGGCCAACCTCGTGGCGTCTCGTGGTTTCACTCTGCCGCCGCCAACCTCCGCGACATCTCCGAAATCAACGGATTCGTGAAGGGCGCTTACAAAGCAGGCGCTCAGATCGGCTACATGGTGACATCCACCGAAGTCGCCAAAATTGGCCTCGGCGCTGGCATGAAAACGACCAGCAACGAAGTCGGCGACCTCACCACCAGCGACCTCCCGAACGGCATCCTCCTCCCGCGCCTCAAGCCAGGCGAAAAGCTCGAAGCCTTTAAAAACGACATTCCCGGCCAGACCTACGAAGCCGTAATGCGCGCCCTCCGCTCGGATGTCGCCTTCGCCATCGGCCTCCCGCCCGAAGCGATGATGGTCAATGTCGGCCTCGCAGGCACTGAGCAACGCGCCGTTTTGGAAGTCACCCAGAATTTCCTCGAGCGACTCCAGCAGCAGGTCATCGATCAGTTTTGCCGACCGTTCTACAAATACTGGCTCTGGCATGAAATGCAGGCCGGTCGCCTCGAATACCCCGGCGATGATTGGTGGCGCCACGAATGGCTCGCCCCGCGCAAGATCACGGTGGACAGCGGCCGCGACGCCCGCGCCTACAGCGAGCAACTCGACAAAGGCCACCTCTCCCCGACCCGATATTACAACATGCTCGGCCTCCGCGCCACCGAGGAAGAGGACGATGTCATCGATACCTACCTCCGCCGCAAAGCCAAGTGCGACGCCCTCGGCCTCGATGTTTCGCAGGTCTTCCCGAACTCCCTCCGCAACGGCATCGCCGCCCAACAACCCGCCGAGCCGGATGCCGACGACTCCGAAGATCAACCTCAACTCCAAGAAGGCGAAATGTTCGACATGCAGGCCAAAGAAAAACTCGACGCCATCGGCGCAGCCGTCCGCGCCGGAGTCATCACTCCCTCGCAAGAAGTCGAAAGCTCCGTCCGCTCCATGCTGGCTCTGCCCGTCATGGGCGAGGAAGTCCTCAGCGAGTGGAACGAAAACCCGATCCGCAGCCCGATCACTCTCACCAACGCGCTCGCCAATCCAGACGAACCGACGCCGCCACCTCTCCCCGAAGATTCAACACCCATCGAACCATGAACCAACAACCCACTCCGAAATTTTATGCTCTGGAAAAATCCGACAACGGCGAAGCAACGATCCATCTCTATGATGAGGTCGGTGCTTTCGGCTCAGGCTCTAAAGAATTCCTCGCCGACCTTGGCAAGCTCGACGGCCAACACATCCATCTCCGGATTAACTCCCCTGGCGGAAGTGTTGTCGAAGGCACGGCAATCTACAACGCCCTTCGCCGCCACAAAGGCGGGCTGACCGTCCACATCGACGCGCTCGCAGCCTCGATGGCCTCGGTCATCGCCATGGCCGGCGCTCCCGTCTACATCGCCGACAACGCGCTGATGATGATCCACAACCCGTGGACCGTCAGCATGGGAGACAGCGACCAGCTCCGCCGCGAAGCCGCTCTCCTCGACAAACTCAAAGACTCCCTCCGAAACGCCTATGTCCGCAAGACCGGCATGGAGGCCGACCGCATCGCCCAAATGATGGACGAAGAAACATGGCTGGACGCCGTCGAAGCCGTGGCCCTCGGATTCGCCGACGCCATCGAGGAAGGCGTGGCCGCCGCAGCCACCGCAACCCCCGCCCAACTCCGCGCCCGATTTGACACCTTCGCCAAGGCAAAATCTATGGATCCCGAACCCGAAAAAACCGAAACCGAAAAAGTCGAAAACGAGCCGACCCCTTTGCTTGTTGAAATTTTGGCCTCGCTTGACGAAGTCGAAACCAAGTCCGCCGACCTCGACGACGAAAGCAAAGTCACCCTCTCCGAGCGTTTGCAATCCATGGCCTCCGCCATGAGCGCACCCGAAGAAGAGACCACGGAAGAGGCGACGAAGAAAGAGGACGAAGAGTATGCCTCTGAGCCTCAAGCGAAAGCCACCGCAGCCGACGCGATCCTCGCCAAATACAACGAAGTGATCGCCCGTGCCGAAGCCGCCGAAGCTCACGCCAAAGCGATCGAGTCCAAGCTCGACCTCGTGAAGGGCGAACTCGCCACCAAGTGCGAAGACCTCGACCGCCTCGAGCGTTCCCTCGGTCTCTCACCTGCCCGCGTCGTCCCCGCCGTCGACCAAGTGCAAGACTCCGGATCGATTTACGACCAGTGGAAAAACTCCACCGGCGCCGACAAGACCCGGATTTTCCGAGCCAACCGCAAAGCCCTCGAAGCCCACTCGAGACTGCATGGCGTTTGACACCACACCAATCACCGAACCCAACCACCACCTAATCCAAACCACCCACTAAAATGGCAACTACCATCAGCTCCGAACTTAAACTGAATGTCGTCCTCGACAGCGCCCTCATCGCGCTCCGCGAGGCACTTCTCCCGATCAACTCCTTCTCGACCGTGTTCAACTCGGTCCCACTGCAAGGCACCGACAAAATCTCGGTTCCGTTTTTCCCTCTCGCCACTGACGCGACGAGCGACTTCAACGGCACCTACGCTTTCGGTGACACGAACGCGATCAACTCCCGCGAGATCACGGTCAACAAGCGCAAGTATCAAGCGCTGTCCTTCACATCCTCCGAGTTGGCCCGCCAGCCTTACTTCAATCCTGAGCAACTCGGATTTTTGAAGGGCCGCAAACTCGCCGAGGACATCCTCCGCGACATCCTCTCGATCGTCACCCTCGCCAACTACGGCGCGGCGATCCACACCGGCGCGGCCTCCGCGTTCGACAGCGAGGACATGGTCAACATCAAAACCGCGCTCGACCAAGCCAAATGGAGCAAGTCCAGCCGCGTCATGATCCTCGACAACTCCTATGAAGGCGCGCTCCTCAAGGACGCCGGCATCAAAAACGCCGCCGCAGTCGGCAGCGCCAGCGCGATCCAAAACGGCCGCCTGCCACAGATCGCTGGCTTCGATGTTATCGGAACCAACCTCATCCCCGGCAACAGCCAAAACCTCGTCGGCATGGTCGCACTCCCCGAGTCGATCTTGGTCGCCTTCTCGCCCATCCAGCCATCCCCTGGCGTGCTCAACCACCTCACCAGCTACGAGACCGCCGTCGATCCAGAGACCGGCCTCACCATCGAATACCGCGCATGGGCTGACCCTGACACGGACACCGAGAAGCAAGTCCTCGAGGTCAACTACGGCTACGCCCTCGGCCACGCCGCCGCTCTCAAGCGCATCGTCAGCGCCTAAGCCTGATGCGCCTAGCAATCACGCTCACTCGCACCGGCAGCACTTGGAAGGTCGAAAGCCTTCCGAGTGTCCCGCTCGGCGAGCAGCTCGCAGCCTTCAAGGCCAAGCAAGTGGCCGGCGAGTTGACCGCAGACGAGACGCTCGTCGTCTCCCTCGGCGACACGCTCAAGCGCCACATCTGCAAAGCCAAGCCATCCGCTCCCGCCGTTGAGGTGGGAGCCGAAGAAGAGTCACCCAAGAAAAAGAAGTAATTCCCGCAAAGCGCCCGCACCGCGCTCCTCGCCCGCAAAAGCCCTCGCCGTCTCACTCCGGCGGGGGCTTTTCTTTTGACACGCCGCGAGGTTCGTGTCGCCCACCGCTCGCAACGCCCTCGCTCTCCGCTCCGCGCAACTGCGCCAAACCGCCCACGGCACGCCCGTAAAATTTCGCCAGGCTGAGATCCGCGTCTGCCTCGCTCCCGTTTCTATCGGCCTCGACCTCGAGACCGGCGGACTCCGGCAAGGCGGTGAGTTTTCGATCCGCTTCCTAGCCGCCGACCTGCAAAGCCCACCCCGCCGAGGCGAAGCCGTTTCGTTCGGCGGCAAGACCTATTTCCTTTCGCAGATCAGCGAAACCCACGCCCCCGGCGAATACCTCGCCACCATGTCCCCAGGAGGTGCCGCGTGAACATCCCCGTCGAGTCCTCCCTCGCCGCGTGGCTCCGCAGCCAGCCAGCCTTTGACGGCATCCCGGTCCACACCGGCCAAAGTGCCGACACGATCCCAGCCGACTGCTCGGTCCTTTTTGCCGGGTGCGAGAATGTCGAGATCATCGGCGGCACGCTCTCACGCGCCACGGCCTCCATCGTCCTCGCTACTCCGTCGCACCTAGAGATCGAGCAACACCAACAGCTCACTTCCGCGCTCCGCACGGCACTCCGCAATCTCTCAACCCTCGCCGCGCACTTCGAGGGCATCGCATTCGCCGGAGCGGTTTTGACCGGACTCACGGAATCGCAGTCCGATTCGCGCTGGGTTTGCAGCGCCACCCTCGTCCTCGGCATCGCCGAAATTTGACAGCCCCACCCTCAAAGAAATCCACCACCTATGCCAGCAACCTACACCTTCGGAATCACAGGCGGAAACGCAGGCTCGATGATCGTCAATGCGGTCACGATCTCCGACACCTCCGCAAAACAAGAACTCCGTGGCGCGAACGGCGAATACGCCGCTGTCGGCTACAACAAATTCAAACGCGAGGTCTCCATCTCCGGCGTCGGCGATGCAGGCGCTCTCGTTGTCGGCGGAGCCCTCGGCAGCATGCCTGGCGTCTCTGGATCCTTTACGATCGACCAAATCTCCACCTCCCGATCCATCGACGGATTCGCGGAATTCCAAATCACAGCAACCCAAGACTAATTTTTATGCCCGCAAAATTCTACGCCGCCAGCGGAATCAATGCCGATTTCGGAATCCAAGACGAGTCCGCTTTTAACATTTTGATCCAGTCCTACAGCTACGATGTCACATCGGATAAAGCCGAGATTTTTAACACCGATGGCGAACTCGAGCACTCACACCGCTACGGGAAAAAAGCCACGATTTCGATCAACGGCATCGGCAC